GGTCAGCGCCACCTCGGCCCGCGCCGCGCGCAGGGCCGCCTGCGCGCCCGCAAGGTTCGCCTGCGTCACCCGCACCTGCGCCTGCGCGGCCGCCAGCGACTGCGCCGCCGCGCTCGCCATCGCGCCGACATAGCGAGTGCCCACCACGGCCGCCGCCGCACCGCCGGCCGTGGCCAGGCTCTCCATGCCCTCGGCAATGGCCGCCGCCTGCGCGTTCAGCGGCTCGGCGCCGGTCAGCAGGCTGGTGAACGCGTCCGCCGTGTTGCCGATGGCGCCGGCGATGGAAAGGAAGGCCTCCGTCGCGCGCGTTTCCAGGACGGTCATCAGCGTGTCCATCTGGTCGCTGACCAGCTCGGACTTACGCAGCAATTCCTCGTCCAGGACGATGCCCAGGTCGCGCGCCCGCTGCCGCATCGCCTCGAAGCCGTCGGCGCCGTCGCGCGCGAAGCGCGCCATGGCGACGCCCGGCCCGCGCCCGAACGCGGCGGCCGACAGGGCCAGCCGGTCGGCCTGGTCCGTCGTCTCGGCCATGCGGGTGAACAGAAGCTGCAGCGCCGCGTCGTTCGACTGGGCATTGACCAGCATCTGCTTGAATGCCGGGTCCGTCGCGTTCAGCAGCGTGTTCAGCGACCCGGTGCCCGCGCGCAGTTCGCCCAGCCGCTTGCCGAAGGCTTCCAGCCCGTTGTTCACCTTGGCCTGGGAAACGCCCACGCGGTCGCCGACGAACTGCAGCTCTTGCAGCGCGTCCGTCGTGATGCCGATGTTGTCGGCCAGCTTGGCGATGTCGTTCGCCTTCTCGACCGCGCGGGTCAGCCCCACGACCGACGCCGCCGCCGCGCCGATACCCCCGGCCGCCGCCAGACCCGCCGGCCCCAGGTTCGCCAGGATGCCGCCGACCGGCCCCGCCCGATTGGCGAACCCGCGCAGCGCCTGTTGCGCCTCCCGGCTCGCCGTATCGACGGTGCGCAGCCCGCGCGACGCCGGCTTGCTGGCGGTTTCGATCTTGCGCAGGGCAGAGTCCCCCTGCCCACCAAAGCGCCGCAGCGCAGCCGTCGCCTTCTCGGCGTCCCGCACGGACAGCCGGACAAAGATGGAGCGTTCACCGCGCATGGTCGGATCCCCGGAACGACAAAACCCCGCCAAAAGGGCGGGGTTTTCGAATCCCAATGAGTTGTGATCTACTTGGCGATCTCACCTAAAGGAGGTCGCAATGATCCGTTTCCAGAAGCCCAATGAGGACGAGCGTCGGGGTCCGCCGACACCTTCGCCTAGTGACAGGCCTCCGCGTCCGCCTAAGCCGCCAAAGCCAGATAGGTAAGCAGTCCGACCATCGGGGAGATCACACCGACGAGGGCACCAAAGGTTACCCATCGAGAGGACCAGTCGAGGCGGCAGCGGTTCCGACTAATCGCGGACTCATAGTTCAGCGACTCTCGGTAAAGGCACTCAGCCAGCGATCGGTTGGTCACGCCGTCATCCCACCAATTCTTTGGTCTGTTGCCCGGTACAGCAAACGGTCGCGGCCACGTAGCTACTACGCACATGACAGCCGCGACCACTTCAAGTGCGCCGCTCACTGCCAATGCGATTGAGCCATTCGGCGGCACCGCCTTCGCGGCTGCTGCCGCCAGCAGACCCGAGGCCAGGAGCGCGAAGACCGACGCAAGGCTCGCGCCTCTCTGGTCTGCATTCATTGCCAGACGCAGTTGCGCATCCAGGTTCAACTCGCCCTGCCTCATCACGGTACGGGCAAGTTCTTCACTCGGCTGCTGGGATGTGCCCACCTGTTGTTGCTGTGCGCCCGTCATGCCACACCCTCTTTTAAGCCACTAACGTCACCCCCGGATAATACACCCTCCCGCCGCGTCGGGTCTTCTCCACGCCTATCTGCCCCAGGCGATGGCCGAAGGTCTGGCGCGGCACGGGGCTTTCGCCGTTGTGGCGGCACCAGTCCGCGTAGTCGCAGTAGGCCGCGTCGGATGGCGTTTGTTCCCCGGCGGCGCCGGTCAGGCGGGCGCGGGTCCAGCGGGCCACGCTGTCGTCGCCGGCGGTCGCCGGGTCCAGCGTTGGCAGGTGCGGCATGCGCTCCCACAGGCGCCGCGCCGCCGTCCGGCCGCTGATCCGTCGCGCGGTGTTGACGATGTCCAGCTCCACCCGCGTGGCGTTGATGTCGGTCAGTTCCCAGGCCTCCGGCCCCGCCGGAACCGGATCGGCCTCCTCGGCTTCGGCTGCCGCCGTGCGCCCGCCCTGGAAGTGCTGGAACAGAACTTGATAGCACTCGCGCTTGTACAGCAGCACCCGCTCGCGCGTGTCCGGGTCCTTGATGCGCCGGTCGTCCACGCCGAATAGCCAGCCGTTTAGCAGACCGAGCGGGAGGCATAGGGTCTTCTGATGGCCGCCGGGCGAAGGTATGGTCATCACGACCATACCTTCGTTCAAAATGACATCCTGGCTCAGCCGTCGATATTGAGATTTCCAGTCAAGCCCAAGCGATTCGCAGATCGGCTTGATAGCGACCAGCACCTCGCCGCCCTCGCGTACGGCCCAAACTCGGTCGCCGTGAAATTCGACCTGCGCAACTTCTCGCGTCATGCCGTGGTCTCCGTATTCGGCCTTAGAAACCGATCCAATTCCTCGCGCGCCGACAGCAGCATCCGATCCCGCGCATCCAACTGGTAGTGCGGGACCTGCGGCACTTCAGCCGCGAAGCTGTCCAGCACCCACCGCAACTTCCATGTCAGTTCGTCCAACGACGTGGCCGGTGTTACCGCAATTGCCTCGGCCACGCCGGACTGCGCACGACCCAGCGCAATGCTGCGCGTCTCATTTCCCGCTTGGCTCTCTGCATTTGACATCGAGCCAAGGCGGCAATACTCCGTCATCAGATCTCGCATGGTGCTCATTGACCCTGCTCTCTGTTGCTGTGCCCCTAGATTGTGATACCGTACCAATATCGGTATAGGTACACAACAACAAAATTGCGACAGAGCCACAATATATGATTACAGGCGCCCAAGTCCGGATGGCCCGAGCCGCGCTGCGAATGAGCGTTCGGGACGTAGCAGCCGCTGCTCACGTTTCCCCGAATACGATTAGCCGAATAGAAGCGGATCACCCCGCTAACTCGTCAACGTTGATGGCCCTACGCAACGCCTTCGAAACCGCCGGCGTAGAGTTCACGAACGGCGACGCCCCCGGCGTCCGCCTGCGCGCCCGCGACGACGCCAAGGGCTGACCTTATTGCGAGCCGCCAGAACCGTCGTCGTCAGCGGCTTCGGCGTTCATGATGTAGAGGCCGTGCAGCGCCCCCGCCTTATAGGTCGGCCTCGCATCCACGATCAGCCAACCCTTCTTTGACGCGGCATCGGTGTAGACATTCGGAACGGTATCGAATGCGGGATCGCGAACCTGTGCCGTCAGGTAGGCGCCCGGAACCTCCGGGTTGTCGACCTTAAGCTGGCGGTTGTGGTGAATGATGCCATCGACATGGACGCGCATTCTTTCCATATCCCCAACCTCAATCTTGTCCTTCGAGCGTACCGCATCCGCCATCGGCGCATCGACGACGGTCGCCTCTTCGGAATCGCCCACCCAGGGAATCGTAGCTCTGTCGCAGGACGGGCCAATCGGCGCGACTGCGCTGCGGGCAGCCGGATGTAACCGGTCCAGAATATCCAAAAAGAACTGACGCTGCTTATCCTCGCTCCTCTCGTGATACTGCGCGAGTGAATGCGTAAGCTGCATCAGCATCGTATATTGCGGGTCCGCGTCTTTTTCCCTGCCGCCGGCCATAAGAAACACCCAACTCACCCATCTCCATATGATCTCAGACGCCCCTGTGGCGATCACCTCCTGCATGAGCGGTAGAGCGCCGACAAGCGGGCCAAGGTCGCCAAAGATTTCCACCGATCCGGCTACAGGCTCTTGAGCGCGGACGACAAGCGGGAAACGCTCGCCTCGTCTTGGCGGCCTGCGGTCCGATAGTGCGATAAGGCCAGTCGAGATCATACGGTCGAGGCCAACGAGCGATTGGCCAAGGTGCCGCATATCCAAGGCATGCTCATCGGCTTCGAAGCCCTCGAACCTGATCCGAAATTGAGTCCCCTCCATACCCCCTCCCGTTTTTCGGGAAGGTTATGCAGGAAATTCGCGTTCAGCAATAAAAACATAGGGGCTCGAAATATGATCGCCGCCAATGTATCCCAATACGGCATCTCATATATGCCCAAAAGAAAGGGCCGCCCCTAAGGACGGCCCTTATCGGCATCAGCCTCATTGTCGAAAGCCGTCTAGGTCAATGCCCAACCTCCAGCAATGGTGCCGGCATCATCAGTCCCGTCATACTTACGCTTGTTGCGTTTGTAGACTGCGTACATTGCAATTCGGCGGATAAGCCATCCGACAATCAGGCTGTTGAGTGTAATGGCCATGCTTCCTGCAGCCACCGCCTTACCAAACTGTTGGCGGAGCTCTTCAGGCATATCGGCCAAATCCTGTCGGAGCTGGCGCAACTTCTCTGCTGGCTCGTTTGCTGAACGCCGGGCATCGCCATGAATGAGGAAGTACATCATCTCATACGGCGCCCTACGCTTGCCAACTCGTTCCGCCAGAAATTCGACTACACTTAGGGGTGTCTCCGGCGTATCTTCACGTTCCGCAAGCACATTTGCCGCATCAAAGAAGTCATTTCGATACTCCTCCCGCGCGTCGATTTGCTGCACTCGCGCCCTCGCATAGAGGCCGGCCAACGCCAACAGAACGATAGCGGCGATGAGACCATAGGTTACCATAAGCGTCTCCCGCGCTGACCCTTCGGCCTTCTGGCGGGTCCACGCGTCACTTCCTGCGACGCTGCATTCTTCGATTGAACTGCGCCATCCTCTCATGATGGCGACGCCTACTTTCCCGATCCTTAACGTAAGCCTCAAGAACGTGCGGGCCAAGCTTTACTACGACCCATGCAAGGATACCTAGCAGGATCAGGTTGAATATGCCGTCCCCATCGAGGCGTTTTGTCGCCTCTTTTAGCGCTTCCCCCAGCCCGTTCATGCACGCGCTTGTATCAAAGCCCTGATAGTTTCGCTATCGGATTTTGACCAAATTGTGTCCGGCGCACGACCTGGACAGCGATAGGAAAGCCACGACAGAACATTAATCCATGCCCATTCGACGCCCCCGGCGTCCGCCTGCGCGCCCGCGACGGCGCCAAGGGTTGACCTCGGCCACCGTCGCGGGAACCATCGGTTTTCACCCGCAACCGATGGAGTCAGTTATGAGCGAGACTACCCCGCCCGATTTAGATCAAACTGTTCAACGATTGCAGCAACTCCAGCTTACCCACGCTACGCAGCTCACAGATATCGCAGAGATGGTTGTGGAGTTGACGCAGCATCTTCGCGAGGTCGTTCAAAGCGTCAAAGATCTTGAAGATCGTGTCGCCAAGCTCGAAACCGCTGAAACCTAGCAATCTCACGAACTGGGGCGCAGTTCGGCGGCCTCGCGCCTCAGTTCGCCCACCTCGCTCCTGAGCGCGGCAATCCGCTGATCCAGTTCGGCCGCCACGCGTTCGGACTCTTCCAGCGCCGCGCTAATGGACATGCCGATCCGCTTGGAGTTATCCGCTACAGATGGCGGGGACGCAGACTGGACGCCGATACTGAGGGTTGTAACAGGTCCATTAGCTGGGTTGTCTCTGCATACTTTGAGGGAAGCCTCCAGCCGGGTTCCTAACCTCATCTAATTATCCTTTCTGTTCCGCCGCATCCGCGCCGCCGTCGCGGCCATCAGGTGCAGCGACTCCATCGTCGCGGCGGGCTGGTCCAGCATGCCGCCCGCCGCCGGCAGGTGGCCGGGGCCCTGGCCGCCGCCGCGCCATGCGTCCCACAGGCGGATGAGGGCCATGTCCTCGTCGTCCAGAAGGTGCAGCGGGTGCACGACCAGGGCGACGCCCGCGTCCTCGAACGTCCAGGCGTCGCCGTCGAAGCCTAGCTCGCGGTCGAGGGCTTCCTCGAACTCTTGCCCCTCGCCTTGGTCGACGACGACCGCCTCCCCGGCGAAGCGTCCGCCAAAGGTGCCGAGTGGCCGGGCTTCGTCCGCGTCTTCGCCGCCGTCGAAGTCGTCGGCGCGCAGCGCCCAGACGACGGCGATGCGGAGTTTTTTGCTTCGGCCCCGTTGAGGTGCGAAAGCTCGTGCGCCTTCGCCATGATGCCCAGGCGGTGCGCCTCCGGGATGCGGGCGATGTCCCGGTCGCCGACCCCCATCGGGCCGCGCGCCAGATCCTCGCCATAGCCTTCCCATCCCACGACGAAATGCCGGACCGCCTCGATCTGCATCACGTCCATCGCGAACTCGGTATCGGCCTCCGCCTCGGCATAGGCCGGAATATGGCGGCGCACGATGGAATCCAGTTCGGCCAGCTTGGCGCGCTCCGCCTCGGACAACTCGCCCTCGCCCGCTATCTCCTGGCGGCGCTTGTCCAGCAGGGTCTCGGCATAGACGCGGTCGGCGTCCGCCTCGTCCGGCAGGATCGCCGCCACGCCCCGCGCCAGGACTTCCAGCAGGTCCCGGTCGCTGTAGTAACGCGCGCCCTCGGCCTTGATGGCGCGTTTATAGCGCGGCCAGCTTTGCACCGTCGGCGGCTGTATCAGATACGCCTTGCCGGAATCGTCCTCCGGGTCCCAGCGCACCGGCTCCGTTCCCGTCAGTTTCGCCATGCCGTGCCTCCTCAGTACGCCAGGATGTAGACGCCGGTGTCGATGCCGTTGGCCTCGAACGGGACGGTCTCGTGGCCGAAGCCGTTCACGTCCTCGTCCTCGGGCACCATCGGGCGGATGGCCGGCAGGAAGATCGACAGCCGCCGGCCCGGCGTGTTGCCCCAACGCACCCACAGCGGGCTTTCCGTCGCGGCCAGGAAGTCGCTCAACACGTCGCGGACGGAAAGCTGCGACAGCGGCGGGTTGAGGCTGCCCTGGATAAGCCGCTCCGTCACCGCGCCGACGTCCACCCCATAGATGTCGCCCGGGTCGTCCGCCTGCTGCACCTCGCCGCCGTAGTCCAGGCGAAGCTGGTTGAAGCGGATCCTGCTGCCGCCCAGGAACACGTCCGCGTCCATGAAAGGCACGCCCTGCACGTCGTCGTAACTGGGTGTGCCGGGGTCCGCCACATCCTGCGGCGCGCCCAGCTTGCCGTTGAAGGTCCAGGAAAAGCGCGCGATGCGCCGCGTCTGCACCTCAAGCTGCCACGTCCCCGCGCCGCCCAGCAGCTTGTCCAGCCGGTGCATCGCCCCGCCGCGCGTGTTGTGCCGCCACTGATAGATGGTCTGGTTCTCTAGCGCGCTCGATGCCGGGACGTAAAGCGCGGAGGCATGCACGGTGTACTGCGACGTCGCGTCCGGCGGGGTGTCCCAGTTCGGATAGACGCCCGCGATGTCCGTGCCGCTATCGACCGACCGGATGACGCGCGTCTGGCCGCCGCCGGTGCCGCCGGTCAGGGTCACCACCTGCCCGATGGCCGCGTTGGCGCCGTCCCCGGCGGCCAGGGTGATTTCGCCTTGCGCCCCGGCTTGCGCCATGCCGCTAAGGTCGCTGGCCAGCAGGGTTTCCGACATGGCGGAGGCGCGGAACAGCACGCCCGATTCCGGCGCCTGCCCCGGCGTACCCGGCCCCTTGGCGATGGTGCGGCCGGTAAAGCGCGCGCCGCCGCCGGTGGCCTGCGAGGGAAAGCGGTCCAGGCTGCCCGTCACCTCCTCGGACCGCTCGGTATCCAGGGCGTACTCCATGCGCGGGTTCTCGAAGCGCACGGCATTGGCGCCCAGCGTCGGCGCGGCGTCCTCGCCCGGCTTGGCCTCCAGCTTGACCGCGACGGAGCGGTTACGTGTGCGAAAGTCCGACATGCCCGGTTACTCCCCCTTGCCCTGTTTCGGCGCCGCCTTGCGGTGGTCGATGGTTTCCTTGGGCTTGCCGCCCGCCTTCGGGTCGATGGTGACCGACCCGCCGGCGCGGCGGCCGGGGGCCGGCTTGCGCGCGCCGATGGGCGCGGCCTTCGTCTTGCTCGCCAATGTCGCCTCCTCGCTTAAGCGCCCGGCAGGCTGGCCGGGTCGGTGTCCGCCGTCTCGACGTCGATCTCGAAGCCGACGGTCAGTTGCATCAACAGCGTCGCGCCTTCCTGCGCCTGCTGCGGCTCGCCGCCCTCGGCGGCCTCGCGAATGTCCTGCGCCAGGGCCCAGATGCCGGCGTCGCGGCTAATGGTGCGCACCAGCTCCGCATGCCGCTCGATCAGGCTGGCCTCGGCCGCGCGCAACATCTCTTTCCGCGGCGTGCCCTCCGGGAAGTCCGCGCGCTTGCTGGTCTCGACGAGGCCGATGTCGACGCGAACGGTGTACAGCTTCGCGCCCGCGTCCAGGTGCTCCACCGCCTGTCCGCTCCAGAACCGCGCGACGGCCGGTAAGTCCTCGACCGACAGCGCATAGTCCGGGTTCACGTGCACCGTCGGCGCGCCCGACAGCGTGCCCAGCGCGGCGTCGACCGCGTCCAGCACCTGCTTGATGACGGGTGTCATTCAGCCCCTTTCCAGTTTTCCCAGCTTGTCGTGCAGCGTGTCCGGCAGCCCGCGTTCCGCCCGCAAGATGGGCCGGTTGAAATCGATGCGCTTCGGGATCTCCACGCGGCGCACCAGCTTGGCCAGCAGTACCGTCCGCCGCTTCGAGGTCTTGCGCACGAACCAGAAGCTGCCCCGCCCGGTGGGTATCAGCGCCAGCTTCGGATCCTCGCTCAGGCGGTCGAGGCTGCGCCGCGTCGCGTTCACGCGCCGCGATGTGCCCTTGGCCGGGATAACCAGGAACTTGCTGCGGTCAGGCCGCAGCGTCGCGCCCCGGACGTGGGGCAGTAGCGGGTCGCCGCCATCGCGCTTTCGCCACTTCGAAAAGACGATGCCGGCGCTGTCCGCCGGCCCGTCCACGAAGACCTTGCTGCGGATCAGCTTCGGCGCCTTGCGGCTGTCCAGTGCGCCGGCCACCTCCGCCCGCGCCTGCCGTTTCAGGGCGTTCGTGGCCTCTTGCACCGACTCTGTTGTGGCCTTTTCGATGACCCGCCGGTCGCGCGCCATCGCCGCCTGCAGGTCGCCCTTGACGGCAAGATTGAAGTCCATCCCCCGCCTCCTACAGCCCGCAGCGAATGCGCCATTCAAGGCCCAGATCGTCCAGCTCCGGGTCTTCAAGGGCGTGCAGAGTCTCCCCGTTCGCTCGCGCGATGGTGTCGCCCTGGCGCGGCTTGGCCGACAGGTCCTTCTTGCGGACGCCGACGATCCGCTGCGCCGCCACGACCTCCACATCGCCCAGGTCCCGCGCCGCCTGCCCGCTCGTCACCACCGCCCGCACGCTCACGGCCTGGCCGGAAACCGGCAGATACGTCACGTCCTCCGCCATGTTCGCGTCGCCATAGATATCGTCGATGGCCGCGGCGAAGATCTCTTGCATGGGGCTTGCCTTCTTCTTCGTGGGTGCACCGCGCGCCCCGGATCGACGAACCGGGTTCGCCGCGCCCGAAAGCGCGAAGGGCGGCCACCGGGGCCGCCCTTCCGCGCGTTGTCGTGATGTTGGCTGGCGTCAGGCCGCGTTCTTGCCCTGGATCAGAACCCGCGGCCGGGTGCACAGGTTCAGCGGGTTGGTTTCCGAGTAGACGTCGACCCAGCGCTGGTACTTCTCGTCCACGTGCTGCTTGGAATAGCGCGGCAACCCGACGGTGTTCACCGTTTCGATGAAGTTCGCCGGGGCGAAGCTGGTGGTGAACAGGTCAGGCACGCCGACCGGAAAGAAGTGCGCCTTTGTCGGGTCGACGAAATCCGTGTTGCCGACCTTGCCGCGATACTCCTCGAACATCGCGCCGGCGTAGAAAAATGCCCGTCGGGCCGTGCGCTCGCGCAGGAACTCGCCGTTGTTCCAGCGCTCATAGGCTTCCTTGGTCTCCTTGTGCGCGACCAGATCGTCGAAGAAATCCGAGCCGCAGAAGCAGTGGATGCTCTCGTAAGTCTCGGCGCCCAGGTCGTCTTCGATGGTGCGGATGACGTCGTTGATCAGCTTTCGCACCGCCCCGGATGCCGGGTTGGCGTTCTTCAGGTCGAAGCCGACCTCGGCGCGCTGGGCGACGTTGAACTCCTTGAACAGGTCGACCAGCACGCCGCCGTTGGCGTCCAGCACCTTCCCCTTGATGGCGCCGATGCGGTGCCATTCCAGCGTCGCGTCCAGCGATCGCGCCATCTTGCCCAGCTTGCGGTTGACGACGCGCTGCACGCCCTGAAGCTGGTCGTTGCTGCCGAACTCGCGAACGCCGGAGACCTCGCTCGCCTGGATTTGGTCCTCGACCGGCAGGTGCGGCACCTTGATCGGCCGGACCTTGCGCTTGTCCGTGCTGACCTGGGTCGGCGCGTCGCCGCGCTCCTTCGTCGGCACCAGCGACAGCTTGCCGTCCAGTTCCTCGATCGCGACCATATCGCTGGTCACGCCATCCTCTTCGAACAGGCCCATCCGGCCGATGCGCCCAGGCGAGAAAGGCTGCTTGTTGATGGCCTTCGTCATCTCGACGACGTTGAAGGCGTCCTGATTGAATACGTCGAGCATTCGTCTCGTTCCTTGTCCTGCTGTCGGCCCGCCGCGTCAGATCGCGTCGCGGACCAGGATTCCCTGCGCCGCCAGATTCGCGATGGCAGCCGCCTTGTCGGCGTCCGCGATGCCATCCGGCCAGCCGATCTCGCTGCCGTTGACTTCGGCATCGCGCACGATGGCCACGCCGGGCTTGTCCGCGGCGGCGGCATCGACCCTGTCGAACAGCACCCCGAAGGCTTCCTGCGTCCCGTCCACCGCTGCTGGATCGATCCGCACCACCTTCTCGTCGCCGGACACAGTGACCGTGATGGTGTCGCCGATGGCGAAGTCGTTCGCGCCGCCGTTCAGCGTGAAGTTGAGATGCTCCGAGGCGTAAGCCTGTCCCACGGTCACGTCCGACAGGCGATAGCCGCTTGGCGTCAACGCCTCGAACGTGCCGCCACCCGCCGCCGCGGCGATGCAGATCAGGGTGTAGTCCCCGGCTTCGGCCTTCGCGCCGACCGTCGGCGTCGCGGCAAAGGTGCCGTCGCCGGTGTTGCCCGGATCGGCCTGCGTCGCCACGTTGCTCTTGGTTCGCTTGCCAAGCACCGTCGCAGCTTCCAGGGCCGCACCGCTCAACACCGTCACGCCCTCGCGCGAGCGATTTCCCGCCGCCTCGGAGACGACGAACTCGCCCGCGTGCGTCTTTTCCATGAACTCCATGGTCGTGTTCCTTCCGTATTCGGGTCAGTCGCACCCGGCTCAGGACGCCTGCCGCGCCTGCTCTGCCCGCGCCTTGTAGATGCTGTCGGTGTCGATGGGGCCTTGCGCGGCCGTGCCCTTCGTCGCCGCCGGCAGGGTGGTGTCGATGGCCTCTTCGTCCGGCGTCACGGCCGACGGCTCCAGGACCGCCCGCACGTCGTCGGCCGACAAGCCCCGCGCCACGAAGCGGTCGGCCAGTTCCGACCGGTTGAACGCTGCGCAAACGTCCTTCACCCCCTTCGCTTCTTCGATAGCCGCCGTCGCGGAACTACCGACCTTGCCTTCGCTCAGAAGCCGGCTCGCCAGGCTCGGCAGGCCGGCTTCGTTGCACGCCCTCGCAACGCTCGCGGCTTCCTGCAGCGTCGGCGCCTGTGCCGCCGGCTGCGGGCCAGGCGCCGTGGGTGTGGCGGGTGCGGCGGGCGGCGGTGTCTGCGTCGTCGCGCTGGCGGCGGTTTCGGTCGCCGGCGCATCCGTGGCCATGGTCATGAATTCCTCCTCTCGGCCAGAGTGACGCGCGGCGGATGCCGCGCCGGGTTCGCTGCCGGCCGCCCGTGCGGCCAGCTCGCCTATCGTGCTGTCCAGGGTGCCGACGCGGTCCGCCATGCCGGCCGCGACCGCATCCGCGCCGGTTAGCAGGCCGCCGCCCCCAAAGTCGCGAATGACGGCTTCGCGGCTGACTCCCCGGTTCGCCGCGACGCGGTCGATGAAGATCCGTTCGATGGCGTCGAGGCGGTCCAGGATCGTGGCGTGGCCGTCGTCGGTGCGCGGATCGGGCCGCTTGTCGGGCGCGTTGCTGGACACGATCTCGATGCCGCGCATGCCGTTCGCGTCCGGCTCTTCCTGCACGGCGACGGCCGCGACGACGCCGATGCTGCCAAGCTCTCCGGTCGCGGCCGTCACGATCTCCCCCGCCGCCGAAACCAGCCAGTACGCGGCAGAGGCCGCCGCGCCGACGACGTACGCCGTGACCGGTTTTCGCGCGTTCGCTTCGGCGATCAGTTGCGCGGTTTCGTCCACCCCCGGCACGACGCCGCCGGGGCTGTCCACCTCCAGCAGGATTTGCCGCACGTCCTCGCGCTCCAGGGCTTGCGCGAGCTGCATGGCGAAATGCCGAAGCGACGTGGCGCCGCTCAGTTCCGTCATCAGGTTGGCGCGCGGAAACGTCGGACCGAAAAGCGGGATGCGCGCCACCCCGTCCTGGATCGTCATGTCGGCGGCGGTTTCGAACTCCTCCTCGGCAAGCTGGGCCCGGCGATGTGCCGCCGCTTCAAGGTCGCCGCCGCCCTGCGCGATGCGCCAGATGCTCTGCAGCCAGTCTGGCTGGATCGCCCAGACCTCGCCGCTAATGGTCCGCAGCACGCGCTCGGGCTGCCGCACGGCCTTAACTCTCGCGCCCATCGTTCGCCTCCCGCTGCTGCGGCGTCCGCTGCATCTTGCCGCTCTGGTCCGTCTGCTTCGGGATGCTGTCCAGCACCAGCCCCATCCGCTCCACCCGTGCGGTCTCCGCCGCGACTTCCCGGTCGATCTCCTCGGCGTCGTAACCGAACTCCGCAATCGCGTCGGCGCGGCTGATGATGCCGGCCCGTATCGCCATGACCACGGCCTTGATCTCCTTTTCCGGATCGACCCAGGTCCATCCCTGCGGGATCCACTTCGCCCGCAGGAAATCCCGCCGGTCCTCGGCGAAACCGCGCGCCGGCACGACGCCGGCCTGCACCGCCGCCTCGGCGAACCACCGCCAGGCCACCCGGCAGAACTGGAAAACCAGGACGTTGTGCTGCCACGCTTCGACACGCCGGCGGAACTCAAGCAGGCCCGCCCGGATCGACGAGTAGTTCACGTCCGACAGATCGCCCGTAAGCTGCTCATAGGTGACGCCCATGCCGGCGGCCACGGTGCGAAGCTGCTGCTTGATCCAGACCTCGTAGTTCGCGCCGACATCCGCCGGCTCCGAGAACTTCATCTCGTACCCGTCGGGGACAAGCTGCGTGGTGCCCGGCTCCAGGACGATGTCCAGCTCGTCGGCTTCGACAGGTGGGTCGCCCACACCCCCGAACGCCTCCGCCGCCGACCCGGTCGCGCCGTCACCGGTCCGTTTCTGCACGAACGCGGCGAACAGCGCGGCCGTCTTTTTCCGCACCAGCTCCGCGTCGTCGTACTGGTCGATCTCGTACAGCCGCGTCAGGACCGTGGCCGGCCACGGCACGCCGCGTATCTGACCAGGACGCAGCGGGTTGAAGATGTGCGCGATGTCCCGGGCCGGCACCCGCACCCGCCGGGCCGCGTCGGCGCTTGTCTGCCACTCCCCCGGATGCCCGCGCCACAGCCAGTAGGCGCGCCGCCGTCCGATGGCATCGAACTCGACGCCGTTGCGGATCGTCCGGCCACGCTCCAGGTCGCGATTGAATGTCGCGTCCAGATGCTCCGGCTCGATAAGCTGAAGCTGTAGCGGCACGGAGAGGCCGTCCCGCTGCCGGCGCCTGCGCCGACGCACCAGAATTTCGCCGCCGTCGAACAGCCCGCCGGCCACCATCCCCTGCAGACCGAAAAAATCGCATCGGCCGTCGGCGTCGGCTTCTTCGATCCAATCGGCAAAGGCAAGGCGCAGGGCTTCTCGTCGCGCCTCGACCTGGGAAAGTGTGCGCGGCACGATGCCGGTGCCGACCATGTTCGAAACCAACGCCTCGCGCGCAGCCGCCGCGTGCGGATTGTTCCGCACCGCGTCTCGTGTCCGGGCGCGCAGCCGGTCCAGGTCCCCGGTCAGGATCGTGTTGATCGAGGCGCGCGACGGGTTCCACGTTTTCGCGCGGCGACCGGTTCCCGCGCCCTGGTACGCCTGCGCCGAAATCCGCACCGGCGTCTTGTAGCTGACCACCCGGCCGCGTCGCGGGATCGAAACCTTGTTCGCCACGCCTTACCACCCCTTGTCGGAGACGATGCGCACCCGGCGCACCTGCGTGCCCCGCGCCTGCTCGATCTGCCGATCCAGCTCCCGCAGGGCCTCGTTCACCTGAGACAGGTCGTAGACCACGGTCTTGTCGCCGGTGCGCACGCGGCTCACCAACCCCTCGCGCTTCTTCACCAACGCATCGCGGCGGCTTTGCAGATCGTTCAGGTCAGCCATGGACGAAGCTCGACTTTCGACGCATTCGGCGCGGGCGTGATGGCCTGCGCGCGTGCGGATGGTCCTGTGGCGGGACAGGGCCCGACGTACCCGGTTCGTCCGCCGCCGCCGGCATGGTGGCGTCGGCCGGTGCCTCGGGAATCAGCGCCCATGCCGGCACCCAGCCCAGGTCGGGCCGTTCGCCGGCAAATCGCAGGCGCACGACTTCGTTGTAGACTTCCAGGTCCCAGGTTTCGTTGCGCGGCTTGACCTTCTCCCAGCGGCCCCGGTCGTTCTTCTCCTCGGCCGTCAGCTCGTCCAGATACGCGCGGTCAAGGTCACCCGGCAGATGCAGATAGCCGGGCCCCGGCCGCGTGCGGTGCAGCCGCGTGAAGACGATGTTCTTCACCTCGTTGACGTTCGGCACCCACAGCCGCGCGCCCTGTTTCTTGGGCCGGCCCAGCGCATCGGTTTCCGCGTAGGTCGGCGGCGGCAGCAGCCGGGCGTTCGGGTTGTTCCCGCCTTTCACCAGCGTGATGGCGCTTGCCGGTACGCCGGCCCGGACGGCCGTGTGATAGAACTGCACGGCCTTTTCGCTCACGCCGTCCAGGCCGCCGGTGTCGATCGCCACCGAAAGGATGGGCGCCGCCTGGGTCTCGTCCCAGGCAAGCGGGTACTGGCGCCAGAACACCCGGTTTAGCAGGACGCCCCAATGCTCGGCATAGCGCGCCGGGTCCAGCTTGCCGCCGGTCGGCGCCTCCAGGATGGCGAAGCGGTCGACCAGCCAGCTTTCGCCCGCCTCGCACCAGCCCTTGACCGTCACCTCGAAGCGGTTGCCCTGGACGTCGACGGCCGCCGTCAGGAACCGCACGCCCCGCGGCACCACACCCAGGCGCAGTCCGGCTTCCAGCCGCTCGGCGAGGGCGTGCGGCTCGATCCGCGCCTGCTCGGCCACGCGCGAGGCATAGTTCCGCCCGACCCGCGTGTTGTAGTACGCGCGCAGCTTCGATTCGTCCTGCGCCGTCTCGAAGCGGATTTCCGCCTCGCGAAACTCCCGCGCCAGCCGCCCCCAGGACCGGAAACCCAGCATGCCGTCGATGCGGAAGCTGGCGATGTCGGTGTCCTTTGCCGGACCCTCGACCGCGCCCTCCGCCGTCACACGTTGCTGCGGTCCCGCCCAGATACCGCGCGACAACATTTCCATCTTGCGGTCCTGACCGATATGGCAGCCGCAGATGGGGCAGATGACCACCGCGTCCTGCTCCGCCTCCGCCGGGGTCATGGCCGGCCGCCCTTCCGGCTCGGACAGCCGGTAGTACCGCTGGCCGAAGCCGACAAAGAGGTGATCGACGAAGTTCAGCGCAAAGTGCTCGCCGCAATCGGGGCACGGCGGGCGGTACGTCTCATCCGTCCCGGTTGCGACGATGCCCTCGATGCCGTGCTTCTGGCCGCGCGCGGGCGAAGAGATGGCCAGCGTCTTTTCGCGCCCTTCGAACGACGCCTGCCGGCCGCCCATCAGCGAAACCGCATCGCCCTGGCCGTCGATGTCCTCGGGCATCTGGTCGTAATCGTCCAGCACGCCGCGCGGCACCGGCCGCATGGCGAACTGCGAGGCGACAGGCCAGATGAACCGGACCGAACAGCCGACGAACAGCTTGCTGAAGATGTTGTCGGCGCCCGAAACCGGAAGCTGCCGGTCGCGCAGTTCCGGACAGAGGTCCAGCATCGGGTTAACGCGCTGGACCACGTAGTCCCGCATCACGTCCTTGTCCGCCTGGCACCACAGCAGGTCCGCCGGGTCGTAAAGGACGCTCTGCAGCAGCCAGTTGTTCGCCACCTCCGTCTTGCCGCACTGCGACGGGCCCATGATGGCGACGATGCGGCACCAGTTCTCCGTCAGGCACGCCATGGGCCGCACGAGGTAGGGCGTCATCTCGTGCGTCCACGGACCGCGATAGCCGCCGCCCTTGTTGTCCAGCCGGCGCTTCCGTTCCGCCGCCGTCGGCACATCGACCAGTTCCGGGACCTCCAGGGCCCGGGCCGCGCGGGCGAAGATCCCGCCGGCGTTGGCGAAGGCTGGCGCGGACGTGTTCTCAGGACGCATCGTCCGGTGCCTCCGCCTGTTGCAGCCGCTCGGCGCAGCGGGTCAGCGCGCCGCGCACCAGCTCGTCGACCTTGTTGCGCACTTCCCGCGACAGCCCGGCCGTGCGGGCCAGGTTGTCCGGCAACGCCATCAGCTCGTGACGCAGGGCCGCAAAGGCATCGGTGGCAATGCGCTCGATCTCCGCCGCCTCGACCAGTTCGCCCTTCTCGCGGCGCAGCTTGATGGCGGCCAGCTCGGCGTCGTACTCCTCGCGCCGCTGCTTGCCCGACAGGCGATAGTCCGCGGCGCCGTCCGCCCCGCCGCCGACGAGGTCAAGGCGCATCTGCGCAAGCTGGTCGGTCCGGTCCGCCCGTTCCTGTTCGGCCTCGGCGTTGTATTTCCGCAGCCACGCCACGACGTCCGGCGCGTAGAACTTGTAGCTGCGGCCGTTCGTCCCGCGCTCCAGCAGCGGGAAGTCGGCATGCCGGTCGATCAGCTTGCGAAGCGTCGTCTCGCTGTAGGCCAGTTCGCTGCCGGCCAGAAGCTCGACCAGCTCGCCCATGTTGACGACGTACGCTTCATCGCCAAGCACAGCCTCGGCCACTGCCTCCGCCATAGCGCCCGCGCTCAAACAACAACCAGAACAAAAACCCGAAGTTCCCGAAATCCCAGGAACTTACACACCCCCCGCGCTGCCACACCGCATTGGGTTTGGGCTCCCCAGGAAGGACCCGCGCCAAAAAGCAGGCGGCGCCGCCATCACAGCGACGCCGCCAAGGTCGGGACATATCCTGGAGAGGAAGACAGCTTCCGCGTGGATGCACCTGGAAACGACAACGCCCGGCGCGGGAGGTTCCCGGCCGGGCGCAGCTCATCCAAGCTAGTTGCGAAACCTACGTGATTTTCGAAAAGGACGAAAGCCTTTCTTAAAAAATTTTATCGCAGCCGCAGGTTCACCGCCGAGGCGATGGCGCTCAGCCCCTTCCGCACCACCTTCCGCAGCGTCGGCTCGCTCCGCCCGTCCAGCATGGAAAGCTGCCGGAAGGTCGCCCCACAGCACCGCCCGATCAACACCTTCCGGTCCGCCGGGTCCTCGACCACCTTCGTCCACGTCACCGCCGCCTCCGCCCGCGAGATAGCCTCCGGCTCCGGCACGCCTGGACGCAGCCGCGCGCCCGGGTCCGCCCGGTCGCCCCATTCGGCCCGCGTCTCCGGCCACATCACCTTGACCCCCGCCGGCCCCGGCCGCCCGCCGGCCTGAGAGATGACGCGATAGGCCGTCCCGATCTCCGCCTTCACCAGTTCGCTGGTCCAGCACGCCGCCCCGTCCGGCGGCGCCAGGACGCTTATGGACGCACAGGACGCATCCGCCCGCAAATCGTCCTGCCCCCGCTTCATGCTCAAACCCGCAGAGAACTGCGACATCAACCTCACCTCTCCCCTTCATCAGGACGATAATGACGATAACCGCCAACCCTTACGCATGAGGAAAGTCGCAAACCCTTCTCACACGTATGGTCCGCAAATATCGTCATGATCGTCCTGCACCACGAAATTACCGTTGTCGTTCAATCACTTGCGGCAGGACGCATAGCCTTCCCCTGCGTCCTGCATCGTCCTAATCGTCATGGCCGGGATGGGGAGGAGCGGCGTCATAGCGCGAATTCCCCTCCCCGCCATCGACCGTCAGATCGTCCCGCAACACGAAGCCCCGGTAGTACACGACCCCGCCCACCTTCTCGCGTTCGACCCCGTCCCGCTCCTGGATGAGGCGTCCGAACCATTGCTTGCTGATGGGCTCCACGGCGTTGGCGGAGCAGTACTTCTGATAGGCCTCGTAGACCGAACTCGCCCGCTCCACCCGCTTCTGCTCCCAGCTTTCCGGCACCCGCGTGCACGAGGTCAGGAAGTCCCGCAGCGGATCGCCGCTCGCCCGGTACTCCTCGGTTTCCTTCTGCACCGCCTCGGGCACGGCCAGCCCCTGTTCACGCCAGAGATAGAAGCCGTCGATCATCCAGTTCAGAACGCCCGCCGCCTCTTGCGCGATGATCCGTTCCGCCAACAGCTTGTCCCGCTCCCCCGGCGGGATCTGCACGCCGAAGTGCACCATCGCCAGCCGGCGCCAGGTGCCGTCGTCGTTCGCCTTCACCTTCGGCTTGTTGTTGAAGCTCAGCACCAGCTTGTGCGTGGGCAGGAACTCGAACTGCGCGCCAAACAGAGGCCGCACCGCGATCGGCTCCCCGCCCGTCTGTTCCTTGATGGTGCTTTCCGAAAGCTCCGTCCCCACCTCGGGTTCCGAGGCCATGACCATCCGCCGCCCGGGCAGCCGCACGGTATCCGGCGTGGCGTCCCCGCCCCGCTTGAACGGATCGTGCGTCAGCGAGGCGAACTGCAGCGTCGCCGCATAATCCCCCAGCACCCCGCGAACGATGTTCAGCAGCGTCGACTTCCCGTTCGCCCCGCGCCCGTAGAACAACGCCAGCAACTGTTCGCTGGCATAGCCGGTCAGGCAGTACCCGAACCACCGCTGCACGAAGGTCCGCACCTCGTCGTCCGGCAGCACCCGCGACAGGAAGGCACGGAACATCGGACACTCCGCCCCCGCCTCGAAGGGCACCGCCGCCGTGTGGGTAATCAGGTCCCCGCGCTGCGGCCGGCGCAGCACCGCCTCCCGCTCATGGTCGAGCGATAGCTCCAGCGTCCCGTTCGCGCAGGCCAGCAACAGCGGATCCGCATCCAGGTCGCGCCGCCGCACCCGCAGGTACGGCGCGGCAGAGGACAGCATCGCCGTCACCCGGCTTGCGTTCCCGCTCGCCACCGCCCACTTGTGCTGCGCCTCGATCCGCTTTTCCCAGCGCTTGACCCGCGCGTCATATTCCTTCGTCGGCTCCCCGCCCTCTTTCGGCCGCGGCGGCCCGTCCGCCTCGATGGCGTCCGCTTCGTCGGCGATGGCCCCGGCCGTCTGGTGCGCCCGCTTCTGCGCTTCGGCCCAGCCGTCTTCGGCCGACCACCGCAGGCCGTCCCACACGATCCAGCCGTCCTGCGTCTGCCGCTGCAGCTCCCCGACCGCCCGCAGGTCCCGCCCGTGCCGCGCGATCAGCCGCCGCCCGTTGCCGTAATCGTTGCGCGGTTCGTCCGCCAGCTCGCGGTCGGATGGCGGCTGCCCCTCGTCATCGGCGCCGTCGACCACGGCCCGGACGGCATCCACCCCGCGCGCCCCTGCCGCCACAGTCATGCCCCCGCCCCACGTTCCGGGAAGGGGGAGGAGTCGCGCGCGTCCTGGCCGTCCTGACCGTTTTGCGTCGCGCTATTCCTCACCCCACTACCCCCGGCTGTAAAACCCTCGGACCCTTTCCGCCTTCACCAAACCGCTGCGTTGAGCGGACAATCCGGCGCACACACGCGGAGGGAGTGAAATGCCAAGCAACGACAACGACCCGCACCGTGCGGCCCTGCAGCGCTACGCGAACCGGCTGCGCCGCATGGCCAACGCTTGCCAGGAAGGCGAGGACAAGGCCGCGCTGACGATGGCCGCGGCGGTGCTTCAGGATCTGGCCCTGGACCATCCGTCCGAAGGCAACGGTACGAGTTAGCCGACCGCCCGGAATCACGGCAGTCGGCGGAGACAACCCCAGCGTCATCCTTTCTCCCCCCTCACCAGATCGTTGAAGTCCATCCCCGCCGGCGGCCGGGCCGTGCTGGCGCGGCCGACAAGGCGGCGGAACCGTTCCTGCGCCCGCGCCTCAAGGCAGCGCTGGCTCGGCGGGTCCTTGCCGTCGCCATCCGCCAGCACGCGGGCTTCGCGCGCCCAGTCCGGCGGCTGCACGCCCGGCCGGTGCATATCCGGCTTGGCCGAGGGCAGCCGCTGCCCCGGCCGCTTCGGGTTCGGATGCCGCGCCCCCTGCCCCAGGCCGCCGCCCGCCAGATTGCCCAGGCTCAACGCCGCCCAGACACAGCTTTCGCGCCCGTCCGCCCGCTCGCACATCAGGACGGACAGCGCGGTTTCGATGCCCTCGGCCACCATCCACAGCCCGCTCCGCGACGGCGGCGCCAGGCGCACCGCCCCGCCGAACGCCGTGCCGTGCATCTTCTTCGCGGGCAGGTATCGCGGCCCGCTCTCCGGGTTGTCCGCGTCGAAGTCCGGATTATCGATAAGCGCCTTGCCGTTCCCGTCAGGCTGCAGGTGCGTGACGTGCGCGCCGACGACGCGCCCCCGCGCGTCCTGGATACCGGCCACCATCGCCGGCGTCTTGGCCAACAGCCGCGCCCGGCGCGCCGCCTTGGGCGCATGCCAGTATTCCGCCTCGGGGTGATAGCGCAGCGAGGGTATCGGCCAATCCACCAGCGAAAGCTCGATGCCCCGCGCCCGCAGATACGCCTCGACGAGCGTCCCGTCCGCCGGCTGGCTGCCGCGCCAGATCGCCATCGCCCGCTCGGTGCGATTGGCCAGTTCCCGCGCTTCCCGCGCCTCGCGTTCCTCGGGCGACGGCGGCGGCCGGCGTCGTATCGCCTTCTCGCCACCCCGCTCCCCGGTCAGCCGCTCCACCGCCTCGGAAAACGAAAGCCCTTCGATGGCGCGCACGAACGCGATGGCGTCCCCGCCCGCCCCGCAGCCAAAGCAGTAATAGAACCCCTTGTCCGGCATCACGCTGAACGAAGGCGTCTTCTCCGCGTGAAACGGGCAAAGCCCCCAATACCGCCGCCCATGCCGGCGCAGCTTCACCACCCCGCCGACCAGCCCGGCAAGGTCCACGCCGTTCGCCCGCTCCACCAGTTCCCCGCCGATGCGCCCCGCGCCGGTCATAGAGCACGCCCCTCTACTGGCGGCTGCCATTGAAGCTGTGGACGGTTTCGCCTACAGCGACCAGCTATATCGAAAGACGCTGAAAGGTTCTGGACATGCCCCGCACGCACGACACCTACGCTTATCCCGCCAGCCTGGAGACGGACGAGGACGGCCGCACGCTCGTGTCCTTCCACGACCTGCCGGGCGCCCATACCGACGGCGCCACCCGCGCCGAGGCGCTGGACAACGCCGGGGACTGCCTGGAGGAAGCCATCGCCGCCGCCATCGCGGCGGACGAGGACGTACCCCCGCCGTCCCGCGCCGGGCGCGGCGAGGTCGTGGTCCCCGTCCCGCTGCGCATGGCAAGCAAGCTGGCCCTGCACCGGGCGATGCGCCGCAACGGCGTCGGCGTGCGCGAACTTGCCCGCCGCCTCGGCTGCGACGCCAAGGAGGCACAGCGCCTCGCCGACCCGCGTTACATGAGCAAGATCGACCGCCTTGCGCAGGCGGTGCGCGCCGCCGGCGGCGCCGCCCTGGAATTGCACGAGCGGGAACTGGCCTGACCCCCTCATCCCGTCGCCTCCACAGCGCCGCCGAACCTGTCCACCTCGTTGCCCCAGGGCGTCCAGCCGGGCCGGCGTTCGCGCGCGAACATTTCCAGGTACGGCCCGTCATAGAGCGCTTCGATACGCTCGTGCGTTTCGTCCGGCTTTCGGGAGTGTTCGCGCCGCGGCGCCAGGATGAGTTGCGGCACCGCCCGCGCGCCCGGCTTGAGCTTCGGCGCGCCCCGCGCCGCGCGCAGGCAGAATTCCGTGTTGCCGCGCGTGCCATACCCCAGACCCAGGAACAGGTCCCGGAAGTCCACCCACAGCCCCGCCGCCTTGGCGTTCTGCTTCACCCAAACGAAGCCACAGCTCTTGTACGTGAAACCCCATGCCGAGATGACCGACAGCGCATCCGGCAGGTTCGGCCACGTGCCCCAAAGCCACAGCACGCAATCCCGCGCCGCCGCGTCCGCCACCGGCAGGGCGCAAATCTCCTCGGTGGACATTGTCGGATAGTGCTGCTCTGCGCCCCGGCCTTGCCCACGATGCGACCACGTCGCGAAGCGCCACGGCGGATCGGCCAGGATGACCCGGTACCCGCTGCGCGGCAGCCCAGCGAAGGCGTGCCCGTCCGGCAGCGAACCCGGTTCGTCGGTGTCCGTGGCCTGAGCGCCCCTGGAACCCGGCACGGTCATTCGCAGCCTCGTCCAATGGCGCCCGCATCCCGCGCGTCCACGAATTCCCGCCATGGCCGCCAGCCCCATGCGCACCAAAAGCCCCAGTCGCGTACCCGCGGCCCTGTCAGAAACACTGTTATTGCTGGCTGTCGCTCGCCTTGGCGGTCCGCCATTAGCTCGACCCGATGGGCAGCTCGCGCACCACGCGACGTCACCTGCCCCGCCATTCGGGCGTGCATCACTGTGGCTCCCGCCGGATGGGAAGGGTCTACCGGCACTTCTTCCAGGTACCCACCGGCTAACAGGACCGACACGTTGCGCCACGGATGATCGTGCAACGCCCGGTCATCGTCGCTACGCAGAAAGCGGTGCAGATAGACGTTAAGAACCCGGTTGCGCGGCAGCAGCCACCAGCGCTGGAGGTATGGGTCACCGGTCCCGCCAATCGTGAAATCCGGCGCGCGGCGTGTCATCACCCGCTCGACCCGCTTCAACAGCCAACGCCGCAGCATGCCGGGAATATGCATCACCCCGCCTCCCCGGCCGGCACCGCCGCCGGCCCAAGCGCCGCTTCCAAGAGCGCCGTCATGCGCTTGAGCAACCCCAGGCACGCCACGGCCGCGCGCTCCAGGTGCCGGGTGCGCGCCGCCGCCTCGGGCGCAACCCCGGCCTCGGCCAGCTTGCGGCCATAGGCCTCGTACAGCGGACAGCCCAGCCCCGCCCGCGCGCTGGCCACGTCGGCCCGCACCGCGCGCTCCAGCACCTCGTTGTCCCGCCGCAATGGGTTACGAAGCTGGTCCACCCGCGAAGGCGTCACCTCCAGCAGCTCCGCCAGCCGCTCGCGCCCCACGGCACGCGCAGTCTCCGTCCAGGCGGCATGCCAGCCGCCCGCCTCGCGTCGATAGGTCATGATTGCCCTCCCTGCTGATCGCAACCGGCCTCGCACGCCGGCATAAAGCCCGCGTCTCTCATCGGCCCGCCGTACTTCGCGGCCACCTTGCTGGACTGCTGCAGTACCGTGGCGAGATGCCGGCAGTCCTCGGCCAGCAAGGGCGCGGAGATTTCCGCGAAACTGGTCGATACGCGAAGCCAGACCCGGTCGCCCGGACACGCTTCAACGCTGACCGCGTGATTGTTGACGCCCGTCTTTCTTCTTAACCCGCTGGTGGTATGTTCGAACCGAACCTCGTGCGGATACTGCTCGTCGAAGAACACGACGGTTTCGGGCTGCCTCGAACCGAACAACCGACGGAGACGCTCAAACATTGACCGAACTCCCGACGGCCTGGCTGCGCCGCGCCCGGCCGCCGGCCCTCCTGGCCCGTCGTTCATTACGAATTACCCCTTCCATTGGAATGGACACGACGAACCGTCGCGCCGAGCCTGGGTTGCACGGCTGTCACGGGAGAGGACCGATGCCCGATTCCCCCATCGACCCCGACGCCCTGCGCGCCTATGCGGAAGACTGCGCGCCCTGGCTCGCCGATGCGCTTGACGAAGCTGCGGATGTGGTGGACGAGGTGCGCTCTGCGGGTCCCGGCCGCGATCGCTGCCCAGCCAAGGCGCTTGAGGCCAGAGACTGTCGATCTCCGGTGATATGCGGAAAACCCCCGTATTCGCCCCATGACGACACATTGCTCCTTCATAAAATAACCCTGCGACCTACAGGTGTATTTCAGCCATTGCGCACGTACCCACACGATTGTATGTTCCCCGACCTTTCAACGAAAAAGAGTCCGGGAACCTGCAAGTGTCTTCACGAAGCCTTCTCCCCTGCTGCGGCGAAAAGCTGCTGCGCACGTATCCTGGTATCGACGAAATCGTCTGGGACGGTTTCGCCCATCGCTTCCGCGAGGTGGCAAACATGAACCCGCCACTTCCAGGGAACACCGTTACGCTTCCACTTGTAGACGGCCTCCCTGTCACAGCGCTCTCCAGTGGCCTTTGTGAGCGCCTCTGCCACTCGTGTTCCGCCGCCAAGACGGTCAATCAGGTCTGCATGCGCCGCTGTCATGGTCATGCCCAGACGTTCCGAAACTTTTTCGGACTTGTCAATATGTCACTTCGTTCCGACGACGCGCAGCGGTCTGTCCGCCAAAATGTCGGTATGGCACCGGACACAGAATCTCGGCATCGTCGCGAAATCGGGCGCCGCATCAGGCAGACGCGCGAAGCCTTAGGCTACAGTTCCCGTCCTGCCTTTCTGCGTGACCTGCTCGCGCAGCAACATGTCGACTACGAGCGAGATCGCCTGGAAAAATGGGAAGCCGGTAAAGCGGAACCATCGACGCGTTTCCTACGCGACTTACGCCGTTGGCGCGGGATTACTTCGGACTGGATCTTGTTCGGAGACCCGAGCGGCCTTCCGCAGGATGTCTATGAAGCAGTCCTGAAGATCGAACGCCGCGCAGGTTGAAATACGCTGAGCAGGCGCAGCATTCCCATCGCTCTCACTGCGAATGCTTGGCTTTCAGGTCTGCCTTAAGTCCCCTATTCGCCTCGCCCCCCGCCCGAGCTGCTACCTACAACGTTAGAAGTAGCCCTTCTCGATAGACTGGAATCTGCCCGCATAAGCGAATAACCTTTCGAGGGGCAACGCCAATGGGCTTGCCCTGTACGACGCGGGGAAGAAGAGGGGTATGTCATGATTAATGCGCTGCGGACAACGGTCCTGGCCGGACTATTAGCACTCGCTGGATGCGGGACACCTGCACAAATCTCCAACATTAAAAACCCTGAACCGGAAGCTTTTGCACAGTTTGAGAAGACGGTTCATCCGATTCAATTCAAAAAAATCGTTGTTCATTTGGACCGGGGGCAACACATCGGAGCAATTGAGGCAGGACTCGCATGTGTTCCTCATGGAGATCTTGCATGGAGAGGCGGACGTCTAGCCTTGGACCCGCGCGAGTTTGACGAGATCTTTCGCGAAGAGGCCAGCAAGATTCATCTGGACATCGTCGGGGACCCCGACGCGCTGTTCCAGGATCCTGATACCTGGCGCGCCGAGTACCTGGTTGCCGGGCAAATCACGGAATTGAAGGCGAACGCCTGCTACCCTATGGCCGGCTTTGGCAATCTGACATCTGCTAAGGGCGAAGCAGAAATAAAGGTGGATTGGCAGGTCTATTCCCGCCTCGATCGCGAAGTCATAGCTAAGATATCCACTCGGGGGACGGGAGAGGTTTCGGAAAGCCAGGCTGGGGGCGATACGTTGGCGATTCTGGATGCCTTCGCAGACGCTACCCAAGGCTTGTTCGCCAACAAGGGATTTCGTGAAATTGTCCGCCGGTCCGATGATGAGGAGGTCATATCGGACAGCGAGTCGCATCGGAGCCGCATTGTTCTAGCGGTAAATGCGCCAAAAGGAGGCCAAATTGACCTCGCCTCAGCACAGGAAAGCATCGTGACTGTTTTTGCCGGCGGCGGTCATGGAAGCGGATTTGCCATCTCGAATGACGGTTATCTCTTAACGAATTCCCATGTCGTAGAGAATGCCGAACGCGTGCTGGTGCGTGGCCCAAGCGGAATGGAGGCGAAAGCAAATGTGCTTTCCACGGACCGGCGTCGCGACATTGCGCTGCTTAAGGCGGAAAATGCCGGCTGGCTACAGCCCCTGCCGATACGTTCTGAACGGCTTGGCGTCGGATCGGAGGTCTATGCTGTGGGTTCACCATACCTACCCGCTCTGGAGCACACGGTAACAAAGGGTATAGTTAGCGGCTATCGTGAGGACCGCGGCTATCCACTTATCCAGAGTGACGCTGCCATCAATCCGGGCAATAGTGGTGGCCCCCTTCTTGACGATCAGGGCAATGTTGTTGGACTGGCCGTGTCTTCGTTTCGCTCAGGGGGAGGCGAAACCGGCATCAACTTCTTCATTCCAATCTCGGACGGCCTGAGGCGACTCGGGGTCGATACCGCTCCTGAGGCTTGAACTCGGCCAATACCGGGGCGCGCTTCAGCGGAATTTCAGAGCTAAAAGCGCGCCCCATCATTTGCCAATATATTCGTTGGCACGACATTCATCAGACTTCATAGCGCTTCGCCTATCTGTCTCTCCCCCAACCTGAATCCTATGTAGGTTCGGAATCGCCGAATTCCGATTTCCGATTTTTTTTCGGAATGATGTTGACCTATCCGAAAAAGTTTCGGAATATCGCGAACCATCACCACGATGGAGGCGACCATGCCTGCACCCGAAAACCAATTCCCGGCGCCTGTGCGTCACGAACTGGTGCGCACGCTGGACGTGCTGCGCAGCGTGCCGGCTGGCGTCACCTCGCTTGACGCCGGCATTGCCCGCGCGCTGGGCTTCGACGTCGAGGAAGGTTCGTTCGGCGCTTGGTACGGCCGGCGTGAGTTTGGCTCGAAGGTTATCCTGCCGCGCCTGACCGGTAATCTCGAGTGCGTCGGCCCCTGGCTCAATGCCCCCTACGTTCTGGTGGCCGAGTGCGCCGACGGCCCGTACAGCATCTTCTTCCCGCACCCGCTCGAACCCGACCGGCAGATTCGAGAGACCGCCGCCACGCCGGCGCTTGCCGCCTGCGCGGCCGTGGTTCGTCGCGAACTACTGCGGCTCGACGCTGAACGCGCGGGAGACACGCCCGATGGCGCGGGAGACACGCCATGACCGCCCCCGCCCTGACCCGGGACGAGTGGCGGCACCTCGCCCGCCTGCGCGCAATGCTGGCCGCGCGGGCGCTGGATGCCGCCACGGCCGGCTGCATCGCGGATTGCGGCCAGCCGCGCTTTCCCTACTGGCGCCTGCTCGTGGCCGCGCTTCTGGCGCTCAACGTCGCGATGGTGGCGCAGCAGGCGCTTGGCCAGGAGCTGGACCCGATGCGCCGCCCGCGCGGCAACCCGCGTCGCGGCCCGGTGCCGACACAGCTTGTCCGCCGCGCCGCCGGCCGGGGCGGCCCGTTCCCGCGTAACACCCGTACCGCAAAGGAGGTCGCCGCATGCTGACCCAGCCCGCCGCGCGCCGGGCGAAGGCCGCCCCGCCGAAGACCACCCTGGAGGAGATGACCCGCGCCATCGTCAAGCGCATGCAGGACGGCGCCGTCACCATCACCCGCCAGGACCTCGCAGCCGACGGCTTCATGCCGCGCGAAATCGACAACCACGGCGACGCGGCCATTGCCGAGGCCCGGCGCCGCGTCGCCAACACCCGTGTGGAGTAACCCATGACCGCGATCCTTTTCACCTTTCCCGACGGCGAGTGCATCGGCCCGGTCACGCCATCCCTCGCCCTCGCCGCCCACACCGCGCAGCAGCAGATGCACGCCCCCGGCGAACCCGGTTCGCCGAGCCACGGCCGCCGCCGCGCGCCACTGGAATCCGCCGGCCGCTGGCAGGGTTGCAAGGTCCGCGTCCTCGGCTCCGGCCTGGAAGGCCGCGTCGTCGGCTCCACCCGCGACGAAGGCCGCCGCCTCGTCGTCCAGCACCGGGGCGTCTTCCGCCCCTACGCCACCAGCCAGCTCGTGTCGCTGGAGGACGCCTGAGATGGAGCGGGATCGAATGGAATTGCCGGCGCACGTCGAAATGCGCGGCGACACTGTCGTCGCCGACGATAGGCCGGTGGCGACCCTGAACCCGGATGCGTCCCCGTTTGCCCGCCGCCGTTTCGAGAACCTTATCGCCCACCTGGAAGCGAATGACGTCCACCTGGGCAATCCATGGGACGACCGGAACTGACGATGAAACTCACCATCGAACGCAAGGCGCTGCACGAGGGTCTGCGCAAGGCGCAACAGGTCGCGGAACGCAGGGGCTCCATTCCGATACTGGCATGCGCGCGCCTGCAGGCGTCGACGGACGGCCGCCTCCAGGTCGCCGCGACCAACATGGACCAGCACCTGAAGACCTCCCTCCCCGCCGAGGTGGAGGCGCCGGGCGATGTCTGCGTCAACCTCGACCGGCTCGCCACCTTCGCGGCCGGCGCGCCCGACGGCAGCCAGATCGCCGTGCGCCAAGGTAAGGACAATCTGAACCTCAACGCCGGGTCGGCGCGGGCGCGCATCGCAACGCTGCCCTCCGACCAGTTCCCTTCGTGGCAGGACAGCAAGGCCAAGTGGCGCGCCGGGCTGCGCGCGGGCGACCTGCTGACCGCGCTGGGCCGCACCCGGTGGGCCGAGTCGACGGAGGAGACCCGCTACTATCTGAACGGCGTCTATATCCATCGCCACGACGAGGCCACGCTGCGTTTCGTCGCCACGGACGGGCACCGCGTTCATATCGCCCACGCCACGCCCGACGGCGATATGGAATGGCCCGATCAGAACGCCGCCATTCTTCCCCGCTTCGCCGTCGGCATCCTGCCCAAGCTGCTGGCCGAGGACGGCGCGGTGGAAGTCACCGGCAACGAGTCCAGGCTGCGCTTCGCCCAGGACTCGGTCACCTTCGATACGCGCCTTGTCGAGGGCAGCTTCCCCGACTACCCGCGCGTCATCCCCGCACAGCCGAACACGACTGTCGGGGTGGGCCGGCGGGAGCTTCTGGCGGCCGTCGAACGGGTGCGGCCGATGGCGGACAGAAAGGACAACTCCGTCAGCCTGCGCTTCATCTTCGGCCGCATCCAGCTTGCGGCACAGGCCAACGACGACCCGCCGTCCATCATCGCCGACGCCGTCGAGGCCGACGTTCCCGACCAGCCGCCCCCGGACATCAGCTTCAACGGCGGCTACCTGCGACAAGCGCTCGAGGCCCTGGAAGGAGAGCGCGTCACCATCGGCCTCACCGATTCCGCCAGCCCGGCCATCTGGCGCGGCAACGCCGACACCCACGACCTCTGCGTCGTCATGCCGAGGCGCGACGCGTTCCCCGAATTGCCGGAGGACTAGCAGTGACCCACCAGATCGCACTCAACTACACCAACTGGCGTGGCCAACGGTCCCTTCGTCACATCATCCCGAAGAACCTGTTCTTCGGGTCGAACGAATGGCACCCCGAGCCGCAGTGGCTAATCGCCGCCTGGGACTGCGACAAGAAGGCCGACCGCACTTTTACGCTGGCTGGCTTTTCCATACCCGGCCCAACGAATGTTATTGCAATCCACGGTCGCAACCGTCGTCAAAGCACGGCCTACAACTGGTGCGCGGAATGCTTCGGCGCGGCAAGCGCAGGCAGTCCGCACGAACGCGCCCGGCGCGTGCTGGAGGAGGCCCTGGAGCTTGCCCAGGCAGCTGGCGTCACGCCGGAAGACGCGGCGCACCAGCTCGCCAACGTCTACCGCCGTCCCGCCGGCGACCCGGCCCAGGAGATCGGCGGCCTCTCCCTGACGCTGCTGACCTATGCCGAAGCAGCCGGCCTGAGCGCGGATGCATGCGAAGTCGATGAACTCAACCGCGTCCTGAACAAGCCGACCTCCTACTTCGCGCAAAGGCACGCGGAGAAAGCCGCCGCCGGCGTCGCCACACCGCCGCCATCCCGCCCGGACGGAGAGGCCTGAGCCATGGCTGACAAGAGCAAGATCGAATGGACTGAGGCGACCTGGAATCCGATAACCGGGTGCCGCGTGGTCTCGCGCGGTTGCCGAAACTGCTACGCCATGAAGCTGGCCGGCGGTCGGTTGCGGCACCACCCCTCGCGCGCCGGCCTGACCGACGACAGCAAGGCCGGGCCGGTGTGGAACGGCGAGGTGCGGTTTTACAGCCCCTGGCTGGACCAGCCGCTACGCTGGAAGCGCCCCCGCCACATCTTCGTCTGCGCCCACGGCGACCTGTTCTATGAGGGAGTGCCTGACGACTGGATTGACCGCGTCTTCGCGATCATGGGCGCGGCCGAGCAGCATACGTTCCAAGTCCTGACGAAGCGGCCCGAACGGATGCGCGATTACATGCGCAAGCGCGGCCACGCCGCCTGGAATAGCGGTCGGATGGGACCCGATAAATGGCCGGCCGAAAATATCTTTCTCGGCGTCTCGGTCGAGGATCAAACGTGCGCGAACGAACGCATTCCGGCCCTGCTCGACACGCCGGCGGCGGTGCGCTTCCTGTCCTGCGAGCCGCTGCTGGGGCCGCTGGATCTGTCGGAAATCAGCGTGGGCGACGGGGTGATGCAGCCTCTCGAAACCCGTCGCTGGAGTGAAGAAATCGCGCAATGGCGCGACACCTCGGACGAGTGGGAAGCGGAATTCCTGGACTGGTTCGGCCTCTCGAAAATGCCTGCGCCCGACGACCTGATGTGGCGGCCACTCGATTGGGTCATCGCGGGCGGTGAGAGTGGCCCGAAGGCTCGACCGTCGCACCCCGACTGGTTCCGCGGCTTGCGTAACCAGTGCCAAGCGGCGGGTGTTCCGTTTTTCTTTAAGCAGTGGGGCGAATACGGGCCTGCGCCTGAGGGCGCAACGCATCCGTTGGAGTGCCACCCGGTTCCGGGCAGCAAGGGACTGATCCGAACCCGCCGCTTAAAGGACGGGCAGTTTATGCAGCGCGTCGGCAAGAAAGCAGCCGGCCGCCTTCTCGACGGCCGCGAACACAACGACATGCCATCTCTGGCGACGGAGGCGCGCCCATGACCGCCGCCCCCGCCGACCTCGACTGGTCCGCCATCCGCGCCCGCATCGACAGCGCGCGCGAGGCGGCTGGCTTTTCCGTGCGCGAACTGCACCGTGAAAGCGGCGCGCCCTATGCCTCCGTCGCCGACTGGCTGGCCGGCCGGCGGGACGTGCTGGAGCTGGCGACCCTCGCCCGCCTGTGCGGCGCGCTTGGGCTTTCGCTGTCCCATGCCATCGCGGGCGTCGAGGCGGAGTACCGTCCCCACGATGCCCTGCACCCCTCGCCGCTCAACCCGCGCCGGACGTTTAGCCAGGAGGAGCTGGAACAGCTCGCCGTCTCGATCGCGGCCCATGGCCTGCTGCAGCCGCTCGTGGTGCGGCCGCGCGCCGAGGACGGTGACTGGATTGTCGCTGGCGAGCGGCGCTGGCGCGCGCTGGGCCTGCTGTCGGCGGCCAACTTCGCGGCCGCCTGCCCGCACGGCGTCCCGGTCACGGTTCGCCGCGACATGGACGACCTGGCGCACCTGGAGTCCGCCATCGCGGAGAACGCCGACCGCGTGAACCTCAACCCGATGGAGGATGCCGAGGGCATCGCCGCCCTGGCCGATGCGCTGCGCCAAGCTGGCACGCCGGAGAGCGAGATTACCGAACGCATCGCCACGCGCCGCCGCATGGACCGCCGCGGCGTCCAGCAGCGGCTGCAGATCGTCCGCGACCTGACCGACGCCGCCAAGGCGGCCCTGCGCGACGGCACCCTGGATTTCGCCAAGGCACGCGTCCTGGTCGGCCGCGATGCCGGGGTTCAGGACCTCGCCATCGGGCATATCCGCGACGGCCTGTGGCAGACGCGCGACGAACTGACGGCCGGTCTCAAGTCCCTCGCCACGCCCGCGCCGAAGGAACCGCAGCCGGAAAACCAGCCGGCCGCGCCCGCACCGACACCGGACACCCCGAACCCGGCGGCCGCCCCCGAGGCGCCTGCCGGCCCCGCCACCGCCGACCGCGCGATACCCCCTCGTACCCCCGCGCCGGTCACCCCCAGCGGTGGCGGGGACCCCTCACCCGCGCCCGCCAACCGAAGCAAGTCCGGCGGCACGGACCGCTATCGGGTCCTTGGCGACCCGAACGTCTGGGTCTATGCCGGACAGATCGGCACCCTTGTTGTGCGCCAGGGCACCGGCTACCGCCTGCGCTTCGACGACGGCGCCGAACTCGTCTTCATGCCGCATCAGGTGGAGCGTGTGCCGGCGGACGCGCGGGCGCCGAAGCCTTCCGCCGACCCGAAACAGGATCCTCCGGCGGAAAAACGGACAGGCGATGCGGAAGACCGCGAGGCGAAGGTCGAACGCTTGCGCGAACTCTGCGCCAAACGGCCCGACGTCGCATGGCGCCTGCTGGCCGTCGCGCTGTTGCAGCCCCTCGAACGCATCGCGGTCACGCCCGGCCTGTCGGCCCGGGCCGTGACGGTTGCCGGCCGCGAGGGCGAACTCAGCGAAACCATTCGAAGCCGGCTCATGGCCGTCGCGTACAGGCTGCCCATTGGCAACACGCCGGTTCACGAACTCTCCCCGCCCGGGCTGTATGACGACCTCAGCCACCTGGACGACAGCGAAGTCCTCGACATCCTGGCGGAGTTGACCGTTGCCCGCCTGGGCCCGGCCGAAGCGCCGGACTCCACTGGGCATTCCCTCCTCGACACCGTGCTGGCGATAGAGGAACCCGCCGCGAACGGCCAGGGCGGCGCCTGAAACCATGCCGCCCCCGGTCAGCCACCCAGGCCATCAGGCGCCGCCGGCCCGCCGCGAAGGCGACGACCCGGTGCTGGCCCTGGCGCGCCTTCTTGCGCGTCAGGCGGCGGCGGAGCATGATCGCGACTCCGAACCTGCCGACCGCGATCAGAAATGATGGGCCCCCGCCATGCCCCGTGTCGCCTTCTACGCGCGCTACAGCTCCGACCGCCAGCATGAACGCTCCATCGAGGACCAGCTCCGCGACCTGACGGCGAAAGCCGAGCGGGAAGGCTGGACGGTCGTCGAGACCTACTGCGATTATGCCGTCTCCGGGGCCCATGCCGGCAACCGGCCGGCCCTGCAGCAGCTTCTGGCGGATGCCGCGGCGCGGCGCTTCGACGTCGTGCTGGCCGAGGGGCTGGACCGCCTCAGCCGCTCCCAGCGCGACGTGGCCGACATTCATGAGCGCCTGACCTTCGCCGAGGTGCGTCTGATGACGCTGTCCGAGGGCGAGGTCAGCGAACTGCACGTCGGCCTCAAGGGCACGATGAACGCCCTGGAATTGAAGGCACTGGCGAACCGGGTTCGGCGTGGCCAGCGCGGCCGCATCCACGACAAGCTGTCCGCCGGCGGCCTGCCCTATGGCTACCGTGTCGTGCGCGAACTGGACGCCCGGGGTGAGCCGGTGCGCGGCAAGCGGGAGATCGATGCGGAACAGGCGGAAGTGATCCGCCGGATCTTCGCGGCCTATGTCGCGGGGGAATCGCCGCGGGCGATCGCGCGGCGCCTGAACGACGAGGGCGTGCCGCCGCCGCGCGGCACCAAGTGGAACGCCAGCACCATCAACGGCCACCGCACGCGCCGCTATGGGATCCTGTGCAACGAGCTTTATGTCGGCTTCCTTATCTGGAACCGGCAGCGCTTCGTGAAGGACCCCGCCACCGGCAAGCGCATCGGCCGCCTGAACCCGCGCGAGGAATGGATTGTCGTCGAGGTGCCGGAGCTGGCCATCGTCGATCGGGAACTGTGGGACGCCGCGCAGACGCGAAAGGCCGCGTACGATGGCAGGGCCGTCCACCGCACGCGCCGGCCGAAGCACCTCCTGTCCGGGCTGGCGCGCTGCGGCGTCTGCGGCGGCGGCTATGTCATCCGCAGCCGCGATTACCTGGGCTGCGCGACCTATCGGGAGTCGGGAAGCTGCGACAACGACCGGCGGATCCGCGTCGGCGAGCTGGAGCGCCGCGTCCTGGACGGCCTGAAGCACCGCCTGCTGTCGCCAGAGGCCATGGCCGAGTTCGCCCGGGAGTACCGGAGCGAAATGGAACGCCGCCGCAAGACGCGCACCCGCGACACCCGCCGCACCGAAAAGCGCCTGGCCGAATTGAACCGGGAGATTGAGCGGCTTGTCGACGCGATCTGCGACGGCACCGCCACCCCGGCCATGCGCAAGCGCCTGGAAGAGAGGGAAGCAGAAAAGGCTGGCCTGGAACGCGAGCAGGCGGCCGCCGAGCAATCGGAGAACGGCGCCGACGTCGTGCCGCTGCACCCGAACCTGCCGGAACTCTACCGCCGCAAGGTCGCCGAGCTGGAGACGGCTTTAAAAGACGACGCAACAAAAGCCGAGGCCGTCGAAATCCTTCGCTCGATGGTCGACCACATCGCCATCCATCCCCGCCGCACAGCCAACACCGGCGTAGACATCGAACTCCACGGCCAACTCGCCGCCATAATAAACACGGCCCGGCCAGAGAATTCCCGGCCGGGCCGCGCAAGGACTGTATTAGTGGTAGCGGGGGAGGGACTTGAACCCCCGACACATGGATTATGA